TCGGAGGTGGAACGGCTCCTGATGAATTTATAAAAAATCAAGCAGGTACAATGGACGGTACTCAAACTGTTGAGAACGGAGTTCTCGCAGGACCTATTACAGTACCTGGTACAATCACAGTAACAGGGACTTTAGTAATAGTATAATGTCAAAAATAGAAGTAGATGCAATAGATAAACAAAGTGGTTCAACCTTAACTTTAGGTGGATCAGGCACAGCAGTTACACTTGCGTGCGGCGCTACTCAATCAGGTTTTGGTAGAACAGGAACTGTAGATTGGCAAACAACTCCAAAGACAGCTACTTTTACAGCAGTTAATGGAGAAGGTTATTTTGCAAATACAACAGGTGGTGCTTTTAATATGAATTTACCTGCAGGTTCTGCTGGAGCGATAATATCCGTTGCAGATTATGCAAGTACTTTTCAAACAAATGCTTTAACAGTCGTACCAAATGGTTCAGATAAAATTGGTGGTCAAAATATAAATGTAACTTTATCTACAGAAGGTCAATCAATAACATTAGTTTTTGTTGATGCTACTGAAGGTTGGGTGACAACTGCTGATTCAAGTGAAAATGTTGCAGGGAATCCTTTTGTTGTAGCAACAGGTGGAACAATATTAACTAATGGAAATTTTAAAACACATATTTTTACGGGTCCAGGAACACTTTGTGTATCTAGTGCAGGTACTCCTGGTGGTTCAAATACACTAGATTATTTTGTAGTAGCAGGTGGTGGTGGAGGTGGTGGACCTTATAGAGCATCAGGAGGAGGAGCAGGTGGTTTTAGATTATCTAATTCGGTTGGTTGTTTACCAGCTCCAACTATGTCTCCTTTAGCAAATCCAACAGGTTTAACAGCTACAGTAGCAGCTTATCCAATAACAGTAGGTGGAGGAGGTCCGGGTGCTACTGGTGGACCCCCATCAACAGGAACTACTGGTTCAAATTCAATTTTTGCAGGATCATCAACTATAACATCTGCTGGTGGAGGCGGTGGAAAATCGTGTTCTACTAGTCCAGGAAATGGAGTTGTTGGAGGTTCTGGAGGTGGTGGAGCTGGTTGTTCAGGAGGAAGTTGTGGTGGAGTAGGAAATCAACCTCCAGTTAGTCCTCCACAAGGAAATAATGGTGGTCCTTCCCCGACTAATCCAAGTTTTGGTGGTGGTGGAGGTGGAGCAGGAGCAGCAGGCACTGCAGGTAGACCAGCTGGTGCATCACCAGCAGCTAGTAATAATGCAACTGGTGGCGCTGGATCTTTTATATCTGATAGTTTATTTGGACCAACAGCTCCTAGTTATGGAACTCCAGGTCCGACAGGTTCAACAAGATATTTTGCAGGCGGTGGATCCGGTGGAAACTATCCTACACCAGGTCCGGCAACTGGTGGAGTAGGTGGTGGTGGAGCAGGTGGAGGTGGTTGTTCACCATATACTGCAGCAGGTGAAGGAACAGACAATACTGGTGGTGGAGGCGGCGGTGCTTCAGGCCCAAGCGCATCTCCAGCAAGTGGTAGAAATGGTGGTTCAGGTATAGTAATAATAAGGTATAAATTTCAATAATTATGACAAGTACAATTAAAGTAAATAACATTCAAAACCAATGTGGTCAAAACATCATTAACGAGAATAGTAATACTATTACTATTGGCGCTAGTGGTGATACAATTGCTTTAGCATCAGGTGCATCACAATCAGGTTTTGGAAGATCAGGTTCTGTAAATTGGCAGACAGGAAGTATTAAGACATCAACTTTTACAGCTGCTAATGGTGAAGGTTATTTTGTAAACACATCTGGTGGTGCTGTAACTGCAAACTTACCCGCAGGTTCTGCTGGTGCAATAGTTGCATTTTCAGATTACACAAGAACTTTTAGTTCAAATAATTTAACTATTTCACCAAATGGTTCAGAAAAAATAGGAGGTGTTTCAGAAAATTTAACTTTAGCTGTAGATGGACAAGCAGCAACTTTTGTCTATGTGGATGGAACTGAAGGTTGGATTAACGTTCAAAACGCAGAAGATACAGAAACCGGAGATCCGCCTTTTATTGTTGCAACAGGTGGAACAATCACAACTTCAGGAAATTGCAGGATTCATACTTTTACTGGTCCAGGAACTTTTCAAGTTACTAATACAGCAGTTTGTGCAGCAGATAATTTAATTTCATATATGGTAGTGGCAGGAGGAGCTGGTGGTGGTGGAGCCGCAAGAGGTGGTGGAGGTGGTGCAGGTGGATTCAGAGAGCTTGTAAGTCCAACTGCTCCTTATACTGCATCTCCTTTAAATGGTTATCCAACACCAGGAAATAGAATTACAGTTGGAATAACATCTTATCCAATTACAGTTGGTGGAGGTGGTGCAAAAGGAACTTGTTCAGCCGATGGTGGTGTAGGTAATAATTCAATATTTTCAACTATAACATCAGCAGGTGGTGGACAAGGTAGAGGTAATCCTGGAGTGTCAGGCGGTAATGGTGGTTCAGGTGGAGGAGGTGCAGGAGAAGGTGGTACAGCTCCAGGTGGAACAGGAAACACACCCGCTACAACTCCAGCTCAAGGAAATGATGGTGGTGCAGGTAGAGTAGTTCCAGGTTGTCGTGGTGGTGGTGGTGGTGGCGGAGCAACAGGTGCTGGTCAACCAGGTCAACCTCCATACGCAGGAGGAAACGGCGGTGCTGGAGCAACAACAGAAATTACAGCAAGTCCAGTAGCTTATGCTGGTGGTGGCGGAGGTGGTGGTAATGGTGCACCTCCATTTAGAGGTGGCACAGGCGGCACAGGAGGAGGCGGCAATGGTGGAGGTAAACCGGCGCCAACAGGAAATAATACAGGAGTAGCAGGTACAGATAACACTGGCGGTGGCGGAGGTGGTGCTGCAAACACTACTTGTAATCCATCAGGTTTTGGAAGTGCTGGCGGTTCAGGTATAGTAATAATAAGGTACAAATTTCAATAGGTAAATTATGAGTGAAATAAAAGTAAATAAAATTAGTCCAAGAGCAGCGTGTGGTACAGTACAACTAGGAGATAGTGGAGATACCTTTACAATTCCTGCAGGTGCAACAATTAATAACCAAGGTACAGCAACAAACTTTGGTGCAACAGGTTCGGCGTCTTGGAATACAACAGTTAAAACATCAGATTTTACAGCAGTAGCAGGAGAAGGATATTTTGTAAATACAACAGGTGGAGCAGTAACAGTTAATTTACCAGCAGGAAGTGCTGGAAATGTAGTTGCAATAAAAGATTATGCAGGAACTTTTGATACACACGCAGTTACATTAAATCCAAATGGTTCTGATAAAATTGGTGGAGATGGTACTACTGATGCAACTTTATCAACAGAGGGTATTGCAGTTACATTAGTTTTTGTAGATTCAACACAAGGTTGGTTAGTAACCGATTCAGGTTTACAGTCAGAAGCACCTACTGCAGCATTTATTGTAGCAACAGGTGGAACAATTTCTACTTGTGGAAATTTTAAAACACACGTATTCACAGGACCAGGAACTTTTTGTGTATCGGCAACAGGAAATCCAGCTGGTTCAGATAAAGTAGATTATATGGTAGTTGCTGGTGGTGGAGGAGGAGGACAAGGTGGTTCTCCAGCATATATGGGTGGAGCAGGAGGAGCCGGTGGATTTAGAATATCTAATTCAGTTGGTTGTGTCCCTGCACCAACAATGTCACCACTAGCAAATCCAACTGGTTTACCAGTCACAGCTACAGGTTATCCTGTCACTGTAGGTGCAGGAGGAGCAGATGCTCCAAGTGCAAATAATAAAGGTGCAAACGGAAGTAATTCAGTTTTTACTGGTTCTACTACAATAACTTCTGCCGGAGGAGGTGGAGGTGCTGCAGGAGGTGGTACTCCTGAAGCAGGAACTGCAGGAGGTTCAGGTGGTGGAAGCACACAAGGGCAACCAGCAGGCGCTGGAAATACTCCCCCAGTATCCCCACCACAAGGTAATATTGGTGGTGTAGGTGCGCCTGGAAACACTAACTCAGGAGCTGGAGGTGGTGGCGCTGGAGCAGTGGGAGGCGCTTCAGTAAGTCCAAATGTTGGTGGAACAGGTGGCGCAGGTACTTTTGTAGCAGATAATTTTTTTAGCGGCGGTGCAGCTCCTTTAGGAACACCAGGCCCAGTAAGTAGTACAAGATATTTTGCAGGAGGAGGCTCAGGTTCTTCTGATGGTCCCCAACTAGCTCCAATACCAATAACACCAACAGCAGGAGGTCTTCCTGGAGGAGCAGGTGGTGGAGGTAATGGAGGAACAGGTGGTAATCCCGGAGGAAATCCAGCAACCAATGGTACTGCAAATACTGGTGGCGGCGGAGGTGGTGGCTCTGGTTGTGGAAGTGGTTCTGGTGGTGATGGTGGTGATGGAGGTTCAGGAATTGTTGTAATTAGATACAAATTTCAATAGTTGAATGATAATTAAAAATAAGATATAAGGAGAAACATTATGGCACATTTTGCAAAACTAGGAGCTAACGGAAAAGTTATTCAAGTACTAACTTTGAATAATTCTGATATGCTTAACGCTGATGGTGTTGAAGATGAAACAGTAGGACAACAATATTTAGAAACACATAATAATTGGCCTGCACAAATGTGGATTCAAACATCTTACAATACACAAGGCAATCAACATAAAGATGGCGGAACACCTTTAAGAGGTAATTACGCAGGTATAGGTTATACTTGGGACGAAGATGATCAAATCTTTTGGCCTAAACAACCATATGCATCTTGGGTAAAACATAACGAATCAGCTTCTTGGAAATCACCAATTGGTGATGCTCCAGCATTGACAGCTGAACAAACTTCACAAAATGAAGCTGGTACACATAAATGGACTTATGTCTGGAATGAATCAGGCCAGTCTTGGGACTTGACAGACGCTTTAGTATAGATTAAAAATGGTGGTGGTATGCAGAAGAAAGTATTAAGCGAACAATCATTATATTACGGCGATGTAGCAATGCCTAAAGATTGGGACATTGACCGAGATAAATTATCAGGCGACATCTTACAATCACGAATTCAAAACAAACAATTTCCATTTTCAAGAACTTGGGATATGTTAAATACATATATGCGAGATCATGTTGGCCTTGAGTATGATATTAATCTAATTAACAAAGAAACGTGGGGAAATATCTATAAACCTGCGGAAACAACTATTCCTTTATTAAATATTGATCCAGTGGATCTACGTAACTCTCCAGACTTTACACTATTATATGGTGTTAAAGTTAAAGATTGTATGGTTCGAATACACTTTGAAGATAACAGACGTAAAGGAAGAAGTTGGGACATACCACTTTTAAATAATAGATTTATAATGTTTCCATCAACTAATATGTATTACCTAACTAACAATCAAAAAGATTCATTAAACTTTGTACAAACAATAACTTATGAATATATCTAATTACTATTGGTATTTTAGTGGTGTGCTTACACCAAAATTTTGTGATGATGTAATAGCTTATGCAAATTCACAAAAAGAAGTAATGGCTAGAACTGGCGGCTATGGTGATAAAAAATTAAATAAAGAAGAAGTTAAAGATTTAAAAAGAAAAA